GTGTTGGATTTAGAACATTTTTTTATGAAATATAAGTTTACAACCCCAAAATTAACTGGCAAACCCGATGCGTATGTATTGCATATTTCAGTCGATGGTACCCAGTACAAAAAGAGAATATCAAAAAAGTTCACCCATAAGCAACAAAAAGAATATGCTGAAAAACTAGGTGCAAAATGGATTGAATTATTGAGTAAGGATATAAATCCATTTGACATTGAGGATAAGAAAAAGCACTTTAAAATCACTGAAAAGATAACTTTCAACGAAGCATATAAAATGTTTCAGGCCGATTTTATCGGTAGCCCTAACACCCTCAATGCTTATAAATATAAGTTGCAGGATATAGACAATTTATTCGGTGCTATTCATTTGGAGAATATCAAATCAGATGACATTGAGAATCTTTTAAAGGGAAAAATCAAAGATGGTAGTTACGCACAAAGTACAGTTAATCAAGCAAAAAAATCTTATACTGTTTTCTTTAATTATTGCCTTAAGAAGGGGCTAATTGATAAATCACCTATTGTTGAAGTGCCAAAATTGAAAAGTGATAAAGATGTCGATGAACGTTTAAATCCAATCAATGATACCGATTTCACAATCATAATGAAGAAGGTAAAGGAATTGGAAAATCCCAACTTATATTACTTCGTTAACTTCATATATCATGGTTGTATCCGTCCTAATGAGCTAAGGAATCTGAAAGTTAAAGACATTGATATCGTGCATAAGAGAATCAAAATAAGGGCATCAGTGGCAAAGTCAAATAAGTTGGATTATGTGCCGATATACCCTGCTTTAATGGATATAATCAACCAAATGAATTTAAAGGAAGCAGAAGATGAAGATTATGTTTTTTCGATAGATTCCAAATCGTTAAAGAAAACAGTTTTTGGCAAACGTCAGCATCGTAAAGACTTTTTTGCAGACTGGTTTAGAGCCGTACTAAAAGAACTAAAATTACACGATAATACAGGCTATTCAATCTATTGTGTAAAGCACACCAGTAATATCCATAAGGTAAATGATTCATGGAAGCCGTCGGAACTACAGAAACTAAACCGACATTCTTCAATTGACCAGACTTTAGCTTATCTAGCTAAGATTACGAAGGTAACTGAAATAGATAATAAAACTAGTAGAACAATTTAAGGGGCTAATTAAAGCCCCTTTTTTAAAACATATCACCGCCTGTTAAGGAAAACAAAAACTTTTCATTCACATCTCTTATCACATTCCACTTTTTTTTCTTGTAATAAATGTCATAATCATCATATTCTTCTTTTGTAATTATTTCATTTTCAAATAGATAATAAAGTACTTTTTCAGATAATAAGCTGTAATTATTTCTTATTATCTTATTGAAGCATTTAATTATATTTATACCTAAGTTGTTGGAAATAAACTTATTAAGGCAATCAGCTCCAACGGTTATTTCATTGTTATTAATATTGTTACGCAAGGTAATAGAATATACTAATTGTTGACCACATATACACTTACCATCTTTTTCTTTAACGCTAATTATATCCCATTCACTTTTAGCATCTTCCAACTCTTTTTTGTCCGAATATCTCAATAATTCTTCAATAAATTTTTCTTTCTTGCCCATGTCTTTTTTCATATAAATAGTGTAAAAAAGATTTTTAACAAGTTTTATTTCATATTTTTTTATACAGGTCATAAGGCGGTCATAACACCGACAAACCACCGACATTTTTTTTCCAATTTCTTACCTATCATTATACACCGACTTTTACACCTGATTTATACAGGTCGTTATACGGTCATTATACAGGTCACGATTATTAACTATTTTTAATCGATTTAAGACACTTTGTGTTAATCTGAATACTTTATACTATTTCTGAATAATAATCGATTCTAGAGCTTTATTTAGCTTTAATAATCGTTACTATAGCATATTCAAAAAGGGGTGCGGGGCGGAACTCTCTCAATGTTGATGGTTAACTATTTTCTATCTCTGTAACCTTGGACGATAGTCATTTTTTTACGTTGAGATATTGTTATAATCTTAACCTCTTAATCTATTGTTGGATAATAGAATATTTAAATCAATATTGAAGATATACAAATACAATTACTGTTGAATATACTGTTACATATTAAGATTCAATATGATTAACAAATGACTAACGTCATATCAATTTGAATTGAAATAAATAGATTTAAGCTATTATTTAGTAATTATAATAGTTTATTCAATTGAGATATAATAATTCATTCTATAGCTTTATTTATAGCTTAAAATTGATATATACAATTACTAATACATTTTTGAAGATATAATATAATCAATATTGAGAATTAATATTACTGTTACATATTAAGATTCAATAACATTACCAATACCTCACGGTATATCTATTAAAATTGAAATAAAGAGATATAAGACATTATTTGTTAATTTCAATACTTAATACTGTTGAGATATAATAATTAATTGTATAGCTTTATTTATACCTTAAAATTGATGTATACATATTACTGTTACATTACATTGTTGAAGAATAGAATTAAACTATTACAATTACTATTGAATATACTGTAATGATTACTGTTACATATTATATTCCAATACCATTACCAATACCTCACGGTATAAATATTTGAATTGGAAATAAAGAGATATAAGACATTATTTGTTAATTTCAATACTTAATACTATTTCTGAATAATAATTGATTGTATAGCTTTATTTTGTTGTTAAATTGAATATAATAATATTACTTACCTTCAACTGTTGAGATATAATAAATAATATTGAATAGTATATATTTCTCTACCTTCAACATTACACATACATTAATAATATAGAATTATAACAGTTATACACTTTATATACAATTCTATACATATTTATACATATATATACATATATATAACAATTATAGTATCTTATTTATGTGTATAACACCTGTATAATATATTAACACTACAATATGTTAATTCTATAATAGTATAATATCAATAATTCTATAATATAATAATATTCTAATTTATATAATATCAATAATTCTATAATATAATAATATATGTAGGTAAGATTTTAGAAACTTTTTAGAAATAAAATAGAAATAAATTAATACAGTGTAGGTAATAAATTTTAAAAAGGTAGGTAAGATTTTGTGTTGTATGTAGGTAATAAATTAAATAAAAAAAATATACATAAAAACTTGTTATTTTTTGTTTTTGCTATATATTCGTTATAAGTGGTTGCACCGCTAAGACTATCCAACTCATTCGAGGTTGGAACATTTTTCCAAAAGATTTTAAAATAATTAAAAATAATTTTGATTGATAATCAGTTGGTTATATTTTATTCTAAAAATATACTTCAAACTTGCTTATTAGTGCAGTATTTATAATTAAACAATAAAATGTTGTCATATCCTGATAAGGGGGAGTAATTAACCCCTTTATCAATTAAATAAGATATGATGACAAAAAAAAGCAAATAAATAATAAATATATATGACAACAACAAAAAACAACAACAAAGAGACAATTAAGTTAGATATTCCAACAGCATTGTATAATGAATTAGAAGTGATTTTTGAAAGTGAAAAATCAAAAGTTTTCAAAAAAATATTATTCATCGTTTACCTCATTAATCAGGGAACTTGGAATGTAAAAACGAAGCAGTATAACAGCTATTACGAACTTTCAATTAATAACATGAAAGGTTATCTATCATTAAATAAAATGATGTCACCAATTATAAATACATTGATTGAGAGGGGGGTGATTAAAAAGAGTGGTATAGGAATTAATGGTAATAATTACACTAAATATTCTATAGTTCAACCATTTTCATTTTCAAAAATGGATAAAAAGGATGTTACAACTATCTTTCTTACTCAAGAGGATGGTGCATACGTTAGCAAGTATATCAATGACAATTATATCGTCAAATATTCAGTGAATAAAGTTAATAGAGAATTAAAAACTGTTGAAAAAGAAGTAGTTAATATCGAAAAGGTAGGTAAGATTTTAGAAAAAAATAATATGGATTTAGAAAAAGAAATTGAAAATCTAAAGGATATGGTGGCATCTATGCAGATGCAAATCGAACAACAAAAAGAGCAAATAAATCAGTTAGTCAAAAATAGTATTAACCATGTGGTTGCTCAACCTTCAACAGTTATTGAAGAAGTAAAAAATAATAATGAATACTTTGAACCTCAATTTGTTAACGATAGCGAGGGGAATATGGTAAGCAGTTGTGAAGATGTATATGCAAGCACATTGAGAGAGCGCAAAAATATAAAAGGTGCTGATACTCCATTCTTTAAGGATGAAGAATTGGACGTAGAAAATAAAATACACTTCAATGTTGAAGCTTTTATTGTATCTGACGATAACAACGAAATAGTATTCAATAATAATGACCGTCAACAAGTTGAGATAAAAGAAGTAAAGCAGGTAGAAGAGGTAACAGTGAGCGAGAAAGAAGCTACAGCAACACGTATATGTAGCCGTCACATTCGAGATGTAAGAACTAAAAAAGAAATTGTAAAATATGTACTCAATAGCGAATCTATTGACGTACAGCAGATAATAAATAAAGGTATAAGTGGAGCAACAGCAACACGACTATATAACGAATTGCAACAGGCGATTTAATAAAATATAAGGCTAAGGAATAGGCCGTTTGTTCATTATTCCAATTTAATTTTTTTCATAAATTTTTGTTTTCAAGGGGCTTTAATTAGCCCCTTTTTTTTATACCTATTTTTTTATACGCTTTACAAAATTCCCATTCTGCATTATATTATAAGAAAAATAATTTATCTCATTATCAGTTAATTAAAAAATATATTGAAAAAATATTAATAAAAAAGTAAATTATTTTTTTTGAGGTGATATTTATAATAAAGAAAGCAACAAAGATGACATTAAAGGAATATAACGAAAAAACATTCATTGAAGTTAAAGGAGTACTTACCCAACAACAATTGAATAACATATATCTAGCAAGTAGCATAAAAGCAATAAGAGATGGTGACGAAGATGGTGATGATGAACTGTATATAAAAATGGTGTATTTGATTGATATACAGAAAATAATGGAGAAAAAAGAAAAGTATGAAATATGCTATCATCTGCAAACGCTAATAACAATATTGGCCGAGTTCGTAGAAAAAAATAGAAAATTAAGAAATGAAAAAAGTGTAAATAAATATAAATGGAATTAATAAATACAAACAAAAATGAAACAATTACGAGCCGTGAAATAGCGGTGTTAGCAGGGAAAGCACATAATGACGTGCTTAAAGCAATTAGAAAGATGGAAAAATCTTGGATGGTAGTTACTGAGGGAAATTTTACCCTTAGTGAATATACTGATTCAACAGGCAGAAAACTACCTGAATACATATTAACGAAAAAAGAATCATTATATATTGCAACAAAATACAACGACGAAGCCAGAGCGAAGTTGATTAACCGATGGGAAGAATTGGAGCAACAAGCGGTAAACAATCAATTTCAAATTCCAACCACATTAAGCGGTGCGTTATTGCTAGCAAGTCAGCAAGCAGAACAAATTGAACAACAACAATTATTGCTACAACAGACAAATAAACAATTAAACGAGGTAAGCATCAAGGTAAATGAACAAGCATCACAATTGCAGGAACAAGCCCATAAGGTTGTTTTTGCGGATGCGATTATGGAAAGCGGAGAAAGCATTTTAATTGGTCATTTAGCTACATTAATCACACAAGCAGGTTATTCAATTGGTCAAAACAAGTTATTTCAATTACTTAGAGATTTAGGTTATTTGGGTGTCAGAGGCGATAAATATAATAAACCTTTACAACATGCAATCGAATCAGGTCTTTTTGAATTGAAATATTCGGAATACCTCGATAATAAAGGAAATAGGAAAATGACGACAGTGACAAAAGTAACTGCAAAAGGTCAAGCTTTCTTCATTAACCTTTTCAAAATATAAAAGTATGTGGGATATAATAGGATATAGCATAATTATCGGGATGGTAGTAAATATGATTACTTCCATTCCCCTTTACGCTTACTTGGACAGATTAGGCAAGCCGTTTTCATGCATTTTTTGCCTAACATTTTGGATTTGTGTCGCAATAGGCACGTTTAATTTAGCACCGTTATCAATTTTTAAATGGTTGCTTGTGACACTAAGCGCACCTTATTGCGCTGATGTGATGGAAAGGTTGAAAAACGCCTTGCCGATTAGATTGAAGTAGATAAGTGCAGGAAGAATACAAAGGAAACATATTTAAAAAAATTGAAAATACTTCGAAACAAGAATTAGAATTTGATAAAGAAGTAACGTTAAAAAGAAAAGAAGAAGCAATTACCGAATTGTATACAACAGGCCGATACAAAGGTCTTTACATGGGTAGAGAAAGCAGTTGTAAGGACAATCCGATAAAGGTATATATAGCAGGATGGTTAAAAATAAAGGGATGGAATGAGCAAAAAATAGACAGCGAGATGGAAGATTATTACAATGAGTTGTTTACAGAATTTTGTAAAATAAAATTACATAAATGGCCTGATTTACTGGATAATCCCCGAAAAATGACAGCAACAATTTGCCTGATGGCGCAAAGGCATTTGTTCAGGAATCTAACAGAGAAAAGTCCTAAAGCGAAATCATACTACGAGAAAAATAAACTATTCTCCAACAGCTATAACCAAGAAATAAAAATTGTAAATCATACTGAAATATTTGAAAATGAGTGTGAAATGATTTTGGAAGATGATAGTTTAACAGGTTTTGAAAAAAAATATAAAATAAATGTTGATGAGTTCTTAGAGCTAATGAGCCAGGAACAAAAAGAACTTTTTTACAGCTATATCAATAAAAAAGGAACAGGACAAAAAGGACGATTCAATAACGCTGATAGAGAGCGTTATGATGAGATTTTGAAGCAGATTACAAAAGACTGCAAAAACTTATTAAAAAAAATAAATAATTAAAATGACAGAACAGGAAAAAGAAGTATTAGAAGAAATAAAAAAGATAGAAAAGATATTGACCATCTTTAAAGATGGTGGTGATTTAATTATTAATATCGCCACTCAACAACAATTGAATGTGATTTTAGAAAAGTTAAAAATTGCTTATCCCACAGTAAAATATCCATTGCGTATTGATTCGTGTGCAGGTTGTATTCGAAACTTTTTAGGTGATTTGCTTCCAGTATTCGCACGATTAAGCAAGCAAGAAAAAACAGAAGTAAATGATGTAAATCCTTTCAATCCGATTGGGAGTGATACGGAAATTAAAGTTGAAGAGGTGCCAGAGCAGGAGAAAAAAACAACAACTAGAAGAAAGGGGAAAAAGTAATTTTCATTTTATTATATATACGTTTTATTTAAGGGATAGCAATTAGCTATCCTTTTTTTATAGCGTTGCAAGACAAAAATCACCGACTCTTTTAACCTCGGTATCAACATCTAAAAACATTATCTTGTAAATAACCCCTTCAAAATTAATATACCTTGTAACGTCCTTATCGGTATCGTGAAATAAACGTATAGAATTAATATATTCGGTGTTATACTTGACAAAGATATCCACAGCATATTTTTGAAAATCCGAGAACCGAAATAATTTTACAGTCAAATCTTTATCCTTATCGATTTGAAAGCTATTAAGCGTATTTTTTATAAGGACTTGATAAACATAGTCCCTATGTCTTTTAGAGTATGTTTTGCGATTTGGGAACTTATCATACCACTTTTTAAGATTTTCATCGGTTAGAATCTCATCAATTATTTCATCTCTTTCTTTTCCTAATGGTACTTCTTTCATGGCTATTTTTTTTATATGAACGGTAAACTTACAGCTTTATTATTTCATTGTCAAGTTACATATAACCCAATCCAATATTTATTCGTGGAGATGCCATTAAAAGAAATGGCAAATAATGGCAAATGATAAAAAGACAACCTAAAAAAGCAAATGAAAACAGTATAAAAAAAGGAGAGGTCAAGAACCCTAAAGGCAGGCCAAAAGGTTCTGAAAACAAACGAACAAAGGAGCAAAGAGAAGCTTTTGTTGTCATTATGGAGCTATTGGAAAAGCGAATGATGGACGGTGACGATGTTATAAAAAACCTAAATCCGAGAGCAGCAGGTGAGTTATATGCAACACTTTTAAATTATCAAAAACCTAAGCTTTCAGCAAATAAGAACGATAATACAACGGATGTAAAAGGTGATGTTAAGATTAATATAAGCTTTGGAGACCTTTTAAATACCTCTACTGACGAGGGTAGCGACAGTGAATAATGAATATAATATCAAGCTTCCAACTCCGCACCCGAAACAGAAAGAAATATTAAACGCATACTTTAACAGTAAGGTAAAAAATATAACTATAAATGCTGGCCGCAGGGGTGGGAAGAGTACAATAATGTCCATTATCGGGATTGTTGAAGCCTGCAACGGAAAACAAATAGCTTATATATGTCCACAGTATTCGCAAGCTAAATTTTTCTTCAATGAGATTCTAAAGTTATTGCCAATTAATGTAGCCGAAAGCAATAAATCAGATTTAGAAATATCATTCATTACAGGCGGACAAATCAAATTTTATAGCGGTAACGGTGACAGTCTGGACGGTACAATCAGGGGGAGAAATTACGACCTTGTGATAATCGATGAGAGCGCATTTATTGCCAACTTACAGGAAAAATTAGATGGTCCGATAGGTGCGACTTTGACCGATAGAGATGGCCGTATGTTGCTGATTTCAACGCCCTACGGTAAAAACTACTGGTTTGAAATCTGTCAAAAAAACGATGGAATATTATGGTCACATTTTAGTTACACCACATACGATAATCCCTATATCAAAAGAGAAGTTATCGATAGGTTCAGGCAACAATTATCAAAGGCACAATTTGCACAAGAATATTTAGCGATAGCAGGAGAGAATGCAAGTGCAATTGTTGATAGTGAAGTAATTGAAAGAAACACGATAACGGAATTATCAACAAATCAAACAGTTGTATATGGGATAGATATTGCAACAAGCCCCAACGGTGACTACACATCAATAACAGGCTTAGATAGTAACGGACACATGACCGAGCACCAACATTATAGAGGGTTCGACCCGAATCTTTTAGAGGGAATTATAAAGAATTTACCGAGCGGAATTATAAAAGCAATTGATAAGACAGGCATAGGCGATGGATTATTTTATCGGTTACAGATGGTAGCGCAAAATGTTGTAGGTGTGCATTTCGATACAAGTACAAAGTTAAATTTAATTACGGAATTACGTGTTGCATTGAACACTGATAAGCTAAAATTCAACGAATTAACAGCAAAGGAATTATCAACGTATATAGCAACACTTAATCCAAAGACACATAATATTAGTTTCAACAGTATTTCGGGCTGTTTTGATGATACCGTTATAAGTTTAAGTTTAGCCAATTTCTATTTAGAAGAAGGTAAAGCAATGCACGATTCTAACGGCAATCCTTTAGCCAAGTACGGTTGGTAAGCCAATATTTATGGAAAAATAGTGATGGTAAAGAAAGAAGAATTAATTGATAAGCTACCCTTAAAATGGGCTGATATAAGCTTAAAGCAATATATACAATTCAGGAATTTGATTGACAAATTAGGGGGTGTTGATGATTTTGAAAAGGTATACAGAAACATGCTAGATATATATTTCTTCACGTTCACTGGTGTACAGCTTTATGATGTCGAGGGTTTCAAGCAGGTTGATTATTTCAAGATAGCGGAGAAGTTTAACGCATTTGAAAATGACGAATCAAATAAGACAGCAGAGATTGATGAAAGCTTAGTTAAGGGGTTTGATGAAATAATATTTGAAGACCTGCTAAAATACATGAACCTACAAGAACAGAACAGTATAAGCAATTGGGGTGAAATGATTAACATCTTATTAAAGGAACCGATTACAGATATAGAAAACCAAATGAACATGGCAGAAGCCAATAGGTTTTTTTTTGTTCTCGAAAAGCAGTTGAAGACCTATTTAACAGCTTTGGAAACCTATTTAACGAAGAGCCTGAAACGATAGAAGGACAAGGAGCAATAGAAGCATCACAGCAATATTTAAAGAAGGAATTTTACAAGCGTTGGGGGTATTTTGAATTGCTCCACAACGTATGCGAATACCTTTTTTTGGATATGCTCCAAGGCATGAAAATGTATGCATTCGATGTATTTTTTTATTCAACCTTATTGAAAGATAAGGTCAACATACTTAAAAAATAACTATGGCAAAAAGTCTAAAACAAGCAAGTAAAAAGGCACAATTCAATAACCTTATTGATAACCTTGTTGCTAATACTGGTACAGATAAAGGTGTATTTTCCTTTAATATGACGATACTGGAGCAGATTGTTGCTGAATTTATTGAGCGTGTGAAAACGGAAATTAATAGTATCAATGATTTTCTAGTGACAGGTAGTATTGAAGAGCTTTCAATCAAAGTCAACAATATGAATGAGGTTGAGATATTAGGATTAGAACATATAGTATACCAATCGAGGGGCGTAAATGGAGTTGAGCAAAATAACGGTAGTGTACACAGTTACGGACAATATAAGCCACCTGTTGCACCAATTCTCGAATGGATAGAAAACAGACAACTAATATCTGCCAATAATGGAAAATTTTTTAAAGATAGTGCATTTGACGATATGACCGACGATGAAAAGAAAACACAATTAGCATACGCTATAAGAAGCCATATTTACAAAAAGGGATTTCAAGGCAAAGGCTATTGGGATTCGAATGTAGATTGGTTGAAGAATGAACTTAATACACGCATTCAACAGAATTTAGGTGACCAAATCAAATTCCGCATATTCAATAAATACGGTGATAATGTCCAAAAAAAGAAATAATAATGGCAATAACAATTATAAAGAAACCACATACAATAAGCCCTAACGGGAATCTAAATACTTGGATGTTCTCATCGGACAATCCTAATCTAATCTATTGTGTTTTAACGATGACTAAGGCACAAAGCACCGATATTATAGCAAAGAAAAAAGTATTTCAAAAGCCATTGACTAATGTCCTATCGGTGGATGTCTCTAACGTTCTGAAGAACTTAGCGGAATCGATATTGAATAACAGTAATGAGGTGATTACCTTAAGTTATCTACCCGAATACAATGTAAGTATACAGGAATATATACTTGACCCTGCAACAGGTAACATAACAGCAGGAGATGTAACGAATGAATACAGCAACTATTTTTTTGAAAGTGAAGAAAATGTTATAGACTTCTTTGGCTATGATAGTAATAAATACAACATTCAACCGTACAAAGGTCCAAGCAATACAGACCCCAAAGCAAAATTCTTGACCAACCAACAACAGGTAAAGAATATTACAACACAGCAAAAGGAGTTTTTAAAAATCTTTGATTTAAATAGGCATGGACAGAAGCTTAAAGTAAGTTTATACGATAGCGACAATGATTTATTACTTGATGTATCGATACCAATATCACGACAAGCATCTGAAAATGTGATTAATCTCAATGTATCACCTTTGGCAATTCTCAACCATCCATTAATCAAAAACAATGATGAGGTAAATATAACACACACATATAAAGTTGTAATATTGGATTCTTCTAACAATGAAGTAAGCGAGAGCCGTATATACACAATGCAAGAATCTTGTCAATTAAGGGAAAGAAATATCATCTTTAAAAATGTATTAGGTGGATGGGATAGTATAATTGTTAACAACAGTATTGAAACATTAACAACTGCAAAAACCTATATTAATCGACCAATCAGCAGGAATAACACGTATTCACAGGATGGTAAATTCTTCAGCAATAAAGATGTAATAAGCAATAACAACACATATAGTTATACTGCATCGTCTAATTATTTAGATGATTACGAAAGCAATCTAGCTAAAGAGATAATAACAGCAAATAAGGTATATGTGGGTGTAGATGATTTTTTGGTAGAAGTTACCGTTGACAACAAAACATATAAGGTACTGCAACAGCATGTGAACGGATTTAAACGGAATCGGTTAGACCTACAGTATTCTGCACCCTTCTCAATCCAAAAACTAGAAACGGTTATCAATGCCAATGATATTGATTTGAACAATAACCCTGATTCAGCATTATATTTAGCCGTTAATAGTGGTGATTTTGTCATCGATAATTGGCTGAATAGCGTAACATTAAAATACTAATTCTTTTTTTACATACTACTTTTAGCCCCTTAATTGGGGCTTTTTTTGTGAATTAAAAAATAACAAAGATTTTAAGCCATATAAGCCCCTGTAATACATTATAAGTGGTTTTGAACTATTGATATTAATGCTAAAAGTTATTGCATCCTATGGCATCTAATGAAGTCAAATATTCATTCTATAATCGATTATTTGTAGATTAAAAAATAATACCCCATCTATCTATATATTCCCATTACAGATATAGACAAAGCCAATATTTATCTGAAAGAAGTTAAAAAAAATGGCGAATAAAAAACAGTTTCCTAAAGATTTCACGAAAAAAACACAAGTAAATGCAAACGATAAAATATTGGGTGCTGATGCTGTTAGTGGTGACCCTTATTTCATCGAGGTAGGAGAAATCACAAAGAACAAAGTCGATAAAGAGAATAACAAAAGCTTAGTGCTTGATAGCGAAATAACCAAGTTATCAGGTTTACCAACAAAGACACAATTGGATGCAACTATTGCATTGGGATTAGCTAATAAAGTTGATAAGGTCGCAGGGAAAGGACTTTCAAGCAACGATTATACAACAACTGAAAAAGATAAAGTTTCTAAAATCAAAGTTGAAGCTACAGGTGACGGAAATAAATTCCTCAATGAAAAAGGGGAATATAAAGAAGTTATTGTACCATTGGCACCTGTACAAAGTATCAGTGTTAACGGTGATGATGTTGCACCTGATAATGATGGAAATGTAGCAATTACAATCCCATCTGCACCAATTCAAAGTATTGATGTCAACGGTGAAAATGTTGCACCTGATGCAAACGGTAAAGTATCGATACAAATTCCTGATGCACCAGTACAAAGCATTTCATTAAATAATGTAAGTGTAGAGCCTGATGTTAACGGTAACGTTAATATTCAAGTAGTGCAAAATGTTGAACAAACAATCAATCCTGCAAGTACAGACCCTGTTAGCTCTAGTGCTGTTGCAAGTGCTTTTAACGAATTAGATAGTAAATACGGTACTCAATTATCATTGTCAACCATTGGTGATGGGGATGATAAAGTATATTCTATTTCTCTATTAAATGAGAATGGAGATATATTAAGTACTACAGAGGAATTCGCAGGTGGCGGTGGTAGTGGTGAAGTAACTACAACTAAAATTGTGTTGACAAAATTGTCGCAAAACTCCACTATTAAAAAAGGTGATGAAGTCATCTTACAATACCAATATGACCACTTAGACACAACTACCAATGAAAGTACGGGTAACCCTGCAACAATCGTTGCGACAGTAACAGCAGGGGCAAATAGTGTGACAAGGGAATCCATTGTAAATGCAGGTACTATTAATTCAATTGACTGTACAGAATTATTGCAATTGGGTAACAACTTAATTCGTATTCGTGCAGAGGTTAACACGGGTGATAGAGTGCAGGTAGCTACAATTACCTATACAATTCTTGTTGTTAACTTGATGCTGAATTCCTCATTGGATTATGCGCAGACTTTTGATAAAGGTACGCCTATTTATGTTCCATTTTCATTGCAAGGAGCAGGAAATAAGACATTAAAAACTTATGTCAACGGCTCATTATACGAAACAAGAACAATAACACAATCTACTGCAACAGGAACGGTGCAAATTCCTACTGCAAGCTATTCGCATGGTAATATCAATGTGCAAATTGTTGCGGAGTTGGATGTTGTTAGTTCAACTATTCTATCCAATAGTATCTATTATGATTTGATTATTCGTGAAGCTAACAACAATACACCTGTTATTGCATCTAAGTACACTTATGTTGATGGTAGAATCATTGAAGTAGGCCAAAGACCGACAATTGTTGCGAAACAATTCGAGGAATTTGCTATCAATTATGCTGTTTTTGACCCATTAAAACCTACAAAATTGGTTAATGTGTACATTGATAGCAATGTTATTGCAAGTGCTAACGTTGGATTCAGTCAACAAAAGACAGTATATAAGACATTAACGTCAGGGGAGTTTTCAGGTAGAATTGTTACAGGCTCGAAAACATATTCATTTGATATTGATATACAGTCAAGTAATGTAAATCTTCAAGAACCAACCGACAACTTAGCATTTAAATTCACTGCAAGCGGTAAATCAAATAACGATGTTAACAAAGGAGTCTGGAATTCAACAGTCAATAACGTTACAGCGACAGTAACAGGTGTAAAATACGGTGGTGATGGTTGGATGAACAACGCTTTGAGATTAAGCGATGATGGTAGAGCAACAGTTAATTATAATGTATTATCGGCAAGTAATTCAATTGTTAATAACTCCTTTACCTACCAAATAAAATTCAAAGTAAGTGAAGTTACCAACGATGATGCACAGGTTATTAAATGCGTTGACAGCGAAGGTACAGGTTTTGTAATTACAACCAACGAAGCCAAAATGGTAACCAAAGGTAAAGCAACGGTAAGCATGAAGCTCGCAAGCGGTGAAGTGTATAATGTTGCTTTTGTCTCTTATCCATTATCCAATAACGATTCGTCCGAACATGAAAAGCTGAACGATTCAATGCTGTATCTCTATATCAACGGTATTCTTTCAGGAGCAGTACAAAAAGCAAATACAGATTCAATATATCAAGCAACACCAACAACATTAACTTTCGGTGCTAATGGTGCAAGTTTGGATGTGTACAATACTAGGTTATACAACCGCTATCTTAACGATAGTGAAGTATTGGATTTGTCAATTGTTGATTTGGATAGTGTAACAGAAATTGTTGACAAGTATAATGCAAATGCTATTATAGACAACAACGGAGATATTACCGTTGATTCAATCGCCAAAGATATGCGATATATCATTATCACAGGGGTTGAAGCTAACGGAGTTCCAACGGTGCTTCAGGCAGCGGTCAATAATAACAAAAAAACCAAGTACAATGTTACCGAGATTTTACATATAAAGAAGTCTGAACCGCAATTAAATTTCAAATTGATAGGTGGCTCTATCCAACTACAAGGTACCAGCTCGCTTGCATACCCAATTAAGAATTACAAAATCACATTAAAGAATTCACAAAAAGTCGATGGGGAATTTTATTTGGGATGTGATGCACAAGGTAATGGTGGGGTGTTACAGGATAAAGCGTTATTCTCATTTAAGGTAAAAAGCGATAGTGGCAAAGTTCCTGCACCAGTTAATCTTTGGTGTCTTAAGGCTGATTTTGCCGAATCTTCAAGCTCGCACAATACAGGTATGGCAAGGCTTGTTCACAATACTTTGACATCTATCGGGGAAAAAACACCACCACAAAAAGCAGTGCCAAATGATTATAAATACGATGTCCGCACCACAATAGACGGGGAACCTTGTTATTTATTCTATCGTGCTACAATTACTGATGTTCCTAAATTTTTGGGTAAGTATAATATGAACAATGATAAGGGTACGGAAGATGTATTTGGATTTTTGAATATTCCTGGATACCACGTCGAAGCTGATAGTGTAACCCCTACAAATTGGATACAGACAAAATTTGGCGGTAAAAACCCTACAGAATGTTGGGAATTCCTAAATAATGATTATCCAATGGGTTCGTATCTCGATGACGATTTCAATGCAATGGTTGATGTTGATGGTAAGCAAATACCGAATTGGACACGTGTTTTTGAAGCTCGTTTCCCTGACAATCAAGACGATTATGCAGACGGTACAAAGAAGCCTTATTATTTAGAGCGTTTTGTAAAATGGGTAAAAAATACACAAAGCAATACGACTAAATTCAAAGCTGAATTAAAAGACTATGCAGATGTAAGTTATTTATGTGACTATTATGTGTTTACTGATATAATGGGAGCAGTTGACCAACGTGTAAAGAACCAAATGTTAGCTTTTTGGTATGATACAGCGAAAGATAAAATGCTTGCTTACTTCATATTCTACGATAATGATACAATACTTGGGGTAAGGAATGACGGCCGTTTAAAATATGGGTTCGATATTGATGAAGACTCAACAGATTCTGAATTATCAATTGGTGGTAATACTGTATATGCCTTTGCAGGTCACAATAGTGTTCTTTGGAAGAATCTTAGAACAGAATTTCAGACCGAATTACAAGAAGCTTACCAACGTATCAGAACCAAAATGACCAATGATTATATTTTCACCATGTTCGATAAAGAACAAAGTGACAAGTTCGTTGAAAGAGTATACAATATCGATGCACAATATAAATATGTTTCCCCAAAAACATTGGGTGTTGACGTTAACGTGGGTGGTGTTGTAACTAATTTGAAATATTCATATTTGGAAGCATCTCAAGGTAGCCGTAAATCGCACAGACATTGGTGGTTGACTAATAGATTAAATCTATTCGATGCTAAATACAGTACAGGACAATTTACATTAACGGATATTGCTTGGAAAGGCTACAGTAACGCAGGTGCAACAATCAAAGCAACAGCAAACAGGGATTTCTATTTCCAAGTACGTCGTGAAGGTACAATCATGACACATACCAAAGTGCTGAAAAATGTTGAATGGGCGTACAGTTATCCGCAGACAGCTAACATAGGTACTATTTTTCACCTGTATGGTGGTGTATTTATGAGTAAATTAAACATGTCAGAATGGGGTGGCTTTACAGATTTGAATTTACCTAATCTTCCAGTACTAGAAACTTTAATTCTTGGTGGTGCAAGCGGTAAAACATATTCTCTTACTGAATTGGTAATTGCGGATAAGATGCCAATGCTTAGAACATTGGATATGCGTAATTATTCCTTGATTCCTTCAATAGATTTATCAGCTTGTAATAGGCTTGAAGAGTTAAATGCTTTAGGTTGTAATACATTGACATCAATAGCATTGCCTAACGGTTCACCTATTGCTAATTTGACTTTACCAAAAAATCTAAAAACATTGAAGCTTACTAACTTCAACAAAATTTCAAATTCAAATATTACGTTCCCTGACGGTGTAAATGTGGAGACGTTAATTTATGATAATTGCCCTTTGATTAATTGGGAAACATTGTATTCATTAATGTCAACAACCGTTAAAAACCTTCGTGCAACAGGAATTAAAAAAACAGGTACAGCAGATTGGCTTTTGCAATTCATGAACGTTGGAGGTGTGACTGAAAATGGAACATTAACAACTACATGTAGCTTAGTTGGTACTTATCAGTTGACCAAGTTTGTAAGCGATTCATTATATAACCAATTGGTTGCACACTTTCCCGAATTGGAAATATCTCAACCGAATATGTCAGTTGTAAAATTCAATACCAACGTTGCAGACCCGAAAAATATCACGAATATTGATAATAACACAGGTTATGGAACAGGAACAGAATACATTGCCAATGGTCACGTTACCAAGATATTAGATAAGCGTTTTCGATGCCTTGGTAAGCAGACATCATTAGGTAATATGTTGATTACTCCTTTGGATAATAACGATTCCAGACTATTTAAGAACAAGCAGGATGCAACAGCATATCAAAATGGTAGTCATGGGGATGTATACGTGTATGAACCTCATTATTGGTATAAAGGGGTTAACGATTACAAGAATAACGCTAACTATGCTTGCTATTCTTCAAATACAGAAAAACCAAAAGCTTATGATGGTAAAACGTTGATATTGCCAAAAGAAACATTTACGACTGTTGCAGGTCGTGAAAATGCACCAATACCAGTGAGTTATAGAGAAAATACAAGGCTTTATAACACTACTCAATACAGCACGCTAAATGACTTTTTAAATCCTCAATCAGGGTACTTTGTGTATGGTATGAACGTTGAAGGTTACAAGCAAATTCGTTTTCCTGCAATTACAAGCGATACAATTATCAGTGCAATTGTTTCTACAGGAGCAGAGTTAAATAGCCAAGTCTTAGGTACAGGGTTAAAAATAAGTGGATTAAATGTGATGTTCACAAACGGTATGTATTATGTCATGGATATTCCAACGAATGCGAAATGGGTATTTATTACATTTACAACGACAGACACATTTGACAAAGTTGTGTTGACTGATTCTACAAGTATTTACGATGTTGAACCCGATTGGATAGAGCATAAAGAAGCATTAGTCAGTGCCTTTGATGTTAGTTATTTTATTGATGCACAGGGCGAAACCATATTAAAATCATTCCCTTCAATGAAGCAAGTTGTTAGTAATTTGACTTTTGAAACATATACTAATTATGTTGGGGATTTAGGGCGTAAACTACAGCTACCTGACTATGAAGAGATGAAAAATATAACCAATTTGTTTTACGCAAAATATGGTAATCGTAATAGTCAATTGCAATGCGGATATGGTCAAAACTCCTTTACACGTAGCGGTACAGGTTCAACGATTCGATTCGGAATGACTGATTCAGCGGTTAATACAGCAAGCGGTAACTTAGAGTATTGCGTTTTTACAGTAAAAAATAGCGATGGTACAACATCAAAAGTTGTGAATAATGAAATTAATTGTATGGGTTATGAAGACTTATATAGCGGTGTAAATGAATGGATGAAAGGTATTATTACCGTTGGTAACTATAAGGTCGAAGTTGATGGAATTAACGGAACTAAAAGACAGTTACAAGGCTACAGAGGGCAGAATGGTAACTATATGCAAGCTACACACTTTGGTAATTATATGGATGTATACCCTTGTGGAACGACCACAACTGCAACAGAATCAACATACTATTGTGATACAATTAATGTCGGTACAGGTAACACAGTAGGTAGTGTATTCAACCGTGGTGGACAAAGTGGGCAGAGTAGAGTGGATGCAGGTATCACAGCACTTGTTGGTATATACAACTCAACACAGAATATCAGCACTGTTACTACAAGATTAATGTTTAAAGGCGGTAATATCGTCATAACAGAGAATGTAACAACATTCATAAATGCAAATGAAATAGCTTAATATGAGAAAAATACAAGGAACAGAATATACGCCATTAATCGAGCAAGTTAACCCTTACCACCAATTATGGAAGGTAAGGGTAAAGCTTGCCCCAAATGAGGATGGTATAATTGAATATATGGAAGAAGAATTTGACCATAGGCCAACAGAAGATGAAATAAAAGAATACGTTATTGCACATTATAACAAGATGTGTAATGATGTTATTCAATCAGGACTTAAATTTAATGATGAAACCGTATGGTTATCGCTTGAAAATCAGCAGAATTATAAAATGATATATGATTATGCGATATTGAATGATGATATTTTCCCTATTAGAATCAAATTAGGTGAGGTATTGAGCCCTGTTTATCATGAATTTCAAACGGTTGAAGAGATAAAAGGATTTTATAATTCAATAATAAAGCATATAAATGATACTTTATGTGAATATTGGGTAATAAAAGATTCAATTGATTGGTCTAATTATGAAATATAATTTGTAAATTCATACTCTTTCATAAAAATAAAGTTTTAGCCCTTCGTATATTTCGGGATGCGAGGGGTTTTTTATTATTTATTTTTTTGTATATTTAATATATAAAAAGGGAATTTAATGTTTCTCATAATTTAGTTTATTAATGGATGCCCCTTACATGTGGATGTGTAAGGGGTTTTTTATTTGAATAATTACCTGTATATTCAATATACTTTTCAAAAATAAAGGTTAATAATAACGTTCATAGACTCCCAATCTATAGAGCGTTTTTTTAGGCACTTCCATTAAGCCAATATTTATCAATAAAAAATGGCTAAAAAGTACAATCTATATATAATGTCGGACGACAATGCCGAAATCTTTGAACTTGATATTGATACGTTCAACACTTCAACAATATTCTCCATTGAAAACCTTCAAGATATTACAAAACGAAATGATACGATAACGTATGATATTAAGTTATTGCGGACGAAATCAAACAATATTGCATTGGGAAATCTATTCGATATTTCAACATTTTCATCAACGCAATACACACAACAATTAGGGCATAACTTTACCCCTAATCAATTTGTCAATTGCCAATTGTTCGAAGATAATACCCAACTCCTTAAAGGCAAATTGCAGATTGTTGACTTCAATGATACCGAATACAATGCTGTTATTACAGGCGAGGTTGTTAGCTTCATGGGTAACATTAAAGACCGCTTTTTACATGAGCTTGATAGCTTATCCCAAACCACGCTTTATAACTACACTTATATAACTCCGACTTGGACGAGTACAACATCACCGTATATTTTCCCGATGCTAGATTATGGCGTTGACTATCGAACAGGTAATTTTGACCCTTATGACAATAATTTTGAATTTAACAATTTTAGACCTGCATTTTATTTGAAAAGCTATTTAAATGCTATTTTTAAGGGGTTTAGATTCGATGATACTAAACAAGTTTACACTCAAAAAAAGGAAGATAACACGCTATTGAATAATAATACGGTCGATTTGTCAAAAATTGAAAGCATTATCAATAAAATATTCATTCCCAATAATTTTGAAAACTTTACACGTAGCGAAGAAGGTATAATTACAAAAATACTTATGTCTACACCTGCACAGTCAGGTAATAATCTTAATTTGCAGACGATTAACGGTGTTGCAAGTGAATTTAATTCGAGTGTTGATGATTTTTGGACAGTAGGAACAAAGACAAATTTCAAATTATGGGAATCTAGTGGAGGGGGTGGAGTAACACAATTGTCAATGCCAACACTAAAACCAAACGATAAGTATATAAATTGTACTTTGAACATGCGTTTTCGTTTAGTTATGCCAGTGGGTACGGTTGGTACATGGATGGTAGGACTTGCCGATGTGGCAGGGGCAAACAAGCTAGAGCAAGGGCAATTAAAGCATTACACCAAAGTACAGAAAACAGATATAACTAGCAGTCAGGAATTCAGCATGGAATTTGATTTGCAAGTTGATAACCTGCAAGGCGAATTTGCGTTTGTGTTTTTTCGGGAGGACCAAAGCGCAAAGGATTCAAAAAATGAAACAGGAATCGAGTTCGATAACATAGCAATTCAAGTAGGAAAAGAAAATACAACTACGGAAATAAGTGTTAATTATAATGATACTATTGATGTCTTTAATTACATTCCAAAGGATATAAAGATTGTGGATTTTTTGAAGTCCATAATGCAAATGTTCAATCTCTATTTATACCAAGATAAGGACATTCCCAATAGATTTGTTTTTGAAACTTATAATGATTTTTATAAAAATATCATAACATTAAATCCCTCAAATTCTGTTGATTGGAGTGATAAAATTGAGTGGAACAAAGCTAAATTCTCAACAAATATTAACCTTCCAAAAAGTTACTCATTCAAATTTGTAGAAGATTCAGATATGATGAATGATTACTATTCGAGTACATACAAATCGAATTACGGTGATTATATGGTGTTGAATGAAAATGGTACGGAGGATGATAATGCAGTAGAATTGATATTTGCACCAACACAAAATTTAAGTCATTCTAAAGACCTTAAAAACTTACCTATTATATACGAAAGTGATTCTTTAATGGGAGAGAAAAAGCCTTTTAAAAGTGAATTAAGGATATTGTACAATAACGGACTAAAGAGCCTATCAACATCGTATGAGATAAAAAACGGTGATACGCTAATAGGTTATAGACCCTCATATAACTATTGTAGTATGTTGTCATTTAATACATTGGATGCTTTTGAGGGGATGTTACTTTTTGATGTACCTTTCAATTTAATGACCTATGATTATACCAATATAAACAAATCCAAATCCCTTTTCAATCTATATTATACAAATAGAATAAAGGAGTTGACAGATAATAATTTGACCATTTTGGAAGTTGAAATTTTTCTAACGAAAGAAGATATTGAAGAGTTGGATTTTACTAAGCCTATTTATGTGGAAAATGAAGATGGTAACGCTTATTTCAAGTTGTTAGAAGTCAATTATAATAACAACACCTTGTTATCAAAGTGCAAATTGCAGAAAATTACAATATAACATATATTTGTTTAAACAAGTACCCTATATACTACCTACCAGTGTATGTAAATGAGGGCTATCCAATTGGGTAGCCTTTTTTTTGTTTCCCACCCTTTGCCATGTTACCAAAGCCAATATTTATCAATAAAAAATATATGGCTATTAAAGGCAATTCAAATAATAAAGAAGAGATTTTACTTGGTGTACAGGTCGATGTAGCAGAAGCGGAAAAGAAAGTCCAAGAGCTTGAAAAAAAGCTAGATGCTTTACAAGAAGTTAAATTAAAAGTGTCAGGCGATGCATTGGCTCAGGTCAATATGGAAATAGACCAAACTACTAAGGCGATTAAAGACCTGAATGAAACAATAATTAACCCATCTTCCAATATTAATGAAATACAAAATGTTGGTAAGGTCGTTGAAGATTTGAACGAAACAATTGACGATGTAAATAAAAATAAGGTAAAACCTCAAACTGATAATAAGGACTTAAAAAATACTATCCTTTCATTGGATGAAATGGATGACTTATTGAAAAAGCTTCGAGATGAACAACGCACAACAAAAGACCCTTTGCGGTTACAGCAGTTAGCAAATGAAGCTAAAGATTTAACCCTTCAAATTGATGCCTTAGAAAATGGTTTTGTGGACACCAATCAGTCCATCTCTTTGCTCGAGGACCGTCTCTATGCGATGGCTCAAGCAGGTCAAACAGGGAGTCAAGAATTTAATGAAATACTAACCAAGGTTGCCGAATTAAAGCAACACGTTATTAACGTTGATATGGCTGTTGATTCTTTGTCAGTTGATAAATGGGGTAAGTTTGTTGAAGCAGGCGAAAATCTAACAGGTGTATTAGGCGGTGTTACAGGTGCTTTGCAATTAATGGGTATTGAAAGCAAAACAGCAGAAGAAAACATTGCAAAGCTTATGCAACTGCAATCCATAATGCAGGGTTTACAATCTTTAAACCAATTTCGCAAACAATGGACGGCTTTAATGTCATCTTTCAAAGCAGGAAAGGTAGCGACCGAAACAATCAATACAATTAGTACTGCAACAGGTGAAGCAAGTACAGCAACAACAGGTTTGGCAACAGCAACAAATACGGCTACAACAAGTACTAAGCTATTCGGTACCGCCTTCAAGGCCATTGGTATCGGGTTAATTATTAGTGCTATAGCATTGCTTGTTGCAAATTTCGATAAGCTTAAAGAAGTCGTTTTCAACTTGATTCCTGGACTTAAAGATGTTGCTAATGCTGTAGGTAATATTATTCAAAAAGTGACAGATTTCATAGGTCTAACAAGTGAAGCAGGCAGACAACTAGAAAAACTAAAGAAGTTAAATGAAGGTATTGTAACGGGTATTGATAGTCAAATAGAAATGCTTTCAGCTATGAGTGATAAGGAGAAAGAAATTTATGAATTATCGTTAAAACGTAACTCTTTAAAACGTCAATCATTAATTGAAACGGCAAAAGTCAACAAGAAGCTAAATGATGAGGAACAAAAACAACTTATTGAATTAAATACAGAACGAAACGTGTTGATATTAAGCGAGCGTAAAAGAATCAATGACCTTGCAAAAGAGCGAGCAGATAAGGCAAAGCAGGAATATGATACTTTGCTTAATCAACTTAAAGGCTATCTTAAAGAAGCTGAAAAAGTAACTTATGCATCAAATCATAATTCAAGACAAACCGATTTAAAAAATCTTTCCGATAAATACAAAGAACAGATTGCTGTAGCTCGCAAATTAAACCAAGATATAACAAAGCTTGAACAAGCCGAAAAAATTGAAAGGAATATCATTAATAAGAAATATGATGACGAATATTTTAACTACATCAAAAGCAATGGCCGTCAATTCCTTGATGACTTTAGTCGTGAATATTTAGAAACAATCGAATCTTATACTAAACAAAAGGAGAACGCTACAGCAGAGCAAAAAGTCGATTTGGATGCAAGGCTAAACAATCAATTAACTTATTTATCACAATTAAAACAATTGTCAATTGCTCAAAAGGAAGCCGAAAAGGATTTGTCTAATGAACTAGACAAAAATGAAATAGACGAAGATGATAGCTTTAAAATACAAAAACAAAAGCTTGATGCTCAATTGCAAGCAAAAAAGGAGTATGAAGATACTTTATTGCTCATAACAACGGAAACTAAGAATCTTGAAAATAGCGAGATTCAACGACTATACGAAGAAGGTCAAGCGAGATTAAAAGAGCTAATGGCCGACCCTGCAATTAATGCGAATGAAATTACCAATGTACAGGCAGAATTGAACGCTAAATTGTCAGCAATCGAAGCGAACAATAAGCAAATTGAAGATGCGACTGAAAAACATAATGATAACATTCAAAAAGCGGAAAAAGCTAATAATAAAGCAAAGAAAAAGTTATTGGAAGAACAGGCAAAAGCGAAGCTAGATAACTTGTCAGTTATCGCAGGTGCAACCGACCAAGCACAACAATTATTAGGCGAGTCAACCGTAGCTGGCAAGGTGGCAGGTATCGCAACAGCAACTATTGACACTTATGTTGCAGGTACTAAGGCAATGAAAGAAACACCATACCCTTTCAACTTTGTAGCTTTAGCAACCACAATTGCAAGTGGTTTAGCAACAGTGAAAAAAATCATGAATGTAAAAGTTGATGGTGATACCTCAGGCGGAGCAGGAGCAGATGCCCCAACATATTCTGCACCGGTGATTAATTCAACAGTTTTAAAAACAGCTGAAAACGGTACAGACAAATTAAGCGATGTTATTACGCAAAGCAACGAAAATCAAGTTGTTAAGGCATATATCACCAATAGCGATATAGAAACCAACGAGCAAAAGAATCAATTTATTAAACGAACATCGAGCTATTAGTTTTTTTACCCCTCTCTATGAGGGGTTTTTTATTCTCCATCCAATATTTATTAATAAAAAATATGAATAGAAAACTATATGAGCTAAAAATAAACCCCGCTATTGGTATGGATGTGAACGTGATTAGTATCGTCGATTCCCCTGCTGTTGAAAGTTCCTTTTTAGCCTTTAGCAAACAGGAAAAAAAAGAATCTTTTGCCGTTGCAAATGAGGATAGGATGGAATTAATCGGGGTGGCAATGATTCCTGATAAGATAATACCACGTTTTGATGAAGTTACTAAAGAAGAATATGATGTGTTTTTCTCAAAAGACACCATTCGCACAATAGCCCAAAACTATTTTTATTCGGGATACCAACATTCAATCAACTTACAACATTCTGACACATTTGTAAATGCACATGTATGGCAATCATATATTGTTGATTCTTTAATGGGTTTAAATGCTCCTAAAGGAATTGATGGACCTGATGGTACTTGGATTGTGGGGGTACAGTTAGACAGAAACGATGCAGGTTCCCAAAAGCTTTGGAAATTCATTAAAGATGGAACCTTTACAGGATTCTCCGTTGAAGGCTATTTTATTAACCAATTAACACAAAATTTCAATTCCCAATTGACTTTAGAACAAGAAATTGATAAGGCTTTAAAAGCTCTAAATACTAAAAAATAGTAAGCCAATATTTATCAGAAAATAAGAGATAAAAATGAACATAAAATCATTTAAAGAGCTAAAAGCAAAATTTGAAAAATTAGTTTCTCAATTTTCATTCAAATCTTCAACAGTTGGTGAAACTGTATACGAATATACGTCCAATGAGGTCGGTACAGAAGTATATATTTCAACTTCGACAGGTTCAGAACTTGCACCTGATGGTAAAGTGGAGCTACCTAACGGTGATAGTTTTATCGTTAAAGATGGCAAAATTGCTGAAGTGTTAACAGTAGCAAATGATGTTGCTGAAGAATTAAAAGCTGAAGACACTGAAGAAGAAAAAGGTGATGCTGAAGAAGAAAAAGAAGAAGCAATTGATTTATTAATCGAAGGTGTTGAGGAAGATAAGGATAAGGATAAGGATAAAGAAGACTTAGCCGAGGAAGAACCAACAAACGATAACAAAGAAGTTGAAGAATTGAAAGCTGAAATTGAAGATTTGAAAAACCAAATCAAAGAACTTAAAGGAGAATTTGCCAAACAAATCGATACCAAAATCGAAGAGTTTAAAGCAGTTCTAAAAAATACGCCTGCATCATTCAGTAAACAAAATACTGTTGCAGAAGACGTAAAAGAAGATAAGTTTTTGCAAATGGCAAGACTAAACAAAACAAGCAAATAGAAAAATATGAGTTATAAAGTAAATACGTTACCAAAGCACATTTTGGTATCAGATGAAACAGAGAAATTTTTAACAGAATCGATTTTAGGCGGTTCAACAATCGACTTTTTGTCGGATAATGGAGCATTTGCAGAAGGTCAAATTGGTAGTTACGAGCCAGTCAATATTATGAAAACAGACCTTATTTACCAAGATGGGCGAATTTGTTCTCTCGAAAGTCTTGGTGATGTCGCATTAACACAAACAGACATTTATGTTAAGCCGTTAGCATTTATGCAGTCATATTGTAAAGCTGATTTGTGGCCGTTGTGGTCAAGCGAGGTAATGAGAGCTAAAAAATCAGCGAAAACAATGGACGAAATCTTATTTGCTGATGCTATTATGGCAAGTTTAAAACAAGCTAATAAAGAACAACTTGAACGCAATGTATGGCAGGGAAAAGAGGTTGCTGGTCAATCCGCAACATTTAATGGATTTTTAGAGCAATTAAAAACAGGTACTGTTGATTTGTCAACAGCTACAGGTACAAAATTATATGAAAAAATCATCTCCGCATACTTGTTAATGCCAGTTGCAGTTACTTCAAATGCTGATTTCCGTATTTTCATCGGAACTGAATTATACAATCAATATGTGGCTGAAATTGCACCGTTAAATTTATACAACAAATTAGAACCTTTAGCGGTATTTGGAACATCTGCAACTTTTGTTATTTGTGATGGTTTAGCGGATTCTAAAAAAATCGTTTTTTCACGTGCAAGAAACTTACAAGGTAAAGGGGATATTACGTCAGAAGGAACTGAAATCGAATCGTTTTACGTTGAAAAAGAAGATACAATGTATATCCGTGGTCGTTTTGGAATCGGTGTTAAACCTGTATTCGTCCAAGAAATCGGAGTATTAGACGTAGCGTAATTGCTACTTAAAAATTGAATTATAAGGGTGGTGCAATATTAATCACCACCTTTTTTATATAAAAAATATTAAAAATATGGCAAATTGTGGTAGTTCACTAATTGGGTACGTGCGTCAGTGCGGAGAGAAACTTATAGGTGGTACAAAGAACATTTATATGATAGCGTACTCAGATTTAAAAAATATTGAAGGCTCAACGTCTGTCTACTCAATGACGGCAGGCAAAGTGAGCGAAGTAGGTTTACAGACAAGCAAGAAATTTGTTAAAATTGAAGTTGAGAATAAAAATAACTCAATTACTGATACTTTAACAGTTGGTGAGAATTCTATCATCTCAGGTACTTTCGCATATAGTGCTTCAATGGTTGGTTACTCAGCAGAAGCAAATCAATTTGTTTCTTCTTTGTTAGGTCAGCCAGTGGCGATTATCATTGAATTAGCTAATTCAGAGCTAGTTATTGCAGGATTGGACGGTACAATTCAGCTGAAAGAATCAGTTGGTACAATATCAGCAACTGATTTAAACAGAACATTAAACTTTTCAGGTGAAATCTATGCACCAATAGCTTTGTTAGATAAAACGATTCTTTCGACCTTAATCTAATCCCAAATTAGATAATTAAAAAAATACAAATCCTACCAAGGGGGCTTAATCTAGCCCCTTTTTTTATAGGCCAATATTTATAACAAAAAGCAGATGATAATCGACGTAAAAGAAGATGTAAATAGGTTGTTTTTTAATGTTGCACCCTTCACAATTCAGGGTTTAGTGACATTGAAGCTAATCAAAGAATCATCAAACAAACAAATAGAATTCGATTTAACACCCGAAATAATTACCGACCGATTCATAAAGGTTTTGCACTCTTTCAATGAACTTGAAGTTGGTAAATACAAATATGAATTATTCAATAATGAAGTAAAAATTGATAGCGGATTTATTACGGTCGTGGGGGAATCGAAAAAAGTTGCAAAAGAAAGAGCAACAGAAGTAAGAAAAGTGATTGATGGAAGAAAAAAATAACCAAATAAATTATAAAATAGAAAACTTTGCTCGGTTTATAACCCCTTTACCAATTGAACCAAAACAAAATAATGATGATAGGCCAATTTTTTGGGGTCAAGATAACCTATACCCTAATTTTTTGATTGATATTGCTGATAAATCGAGTTTGCACGGTTCAATTTTGAACAGTAAATCCAATTATATCTTTGGTGATGGTTTAATTGATAAAAAATCAGGGGAGTTTTTAAATGAAATCCAAGTAAACGAAGATGATTCACTAAGCGAATTAATAAAAAAATGTATAAACGACCTTGTTTATTTTTCCGCTTTTGCGATTGAGGTTACATTTAACCAACTTGGAGAGCCTTACAATTACTATCATGTACCATTGCAACATGTGCGGATGAATAATAGTAAGACCACTTATTTTGTGAACAAAGATTGGAAAAATACACCAAGGACTGTATTATCATATCCTAAATATTTCCCGAAATCTAATGATACTACAGAACCGAAAATATTTTATTTCAGCTCATACAACGTAAGCGTAAATAATACCTATCCAAGTCAGGATTACAAATGTATTGAGTCAGCCGTTACGGACATGTTAGTAACTACGTTGTTTAAGAATAACGTTGCGAATGGGTTTTCATTGACTAAAGTCATCAAGACCTTCAAAGGAATTTTGAATGACGACGATAAAGCGAGGACGACGAAGAAATTTAGAGAAATTTTCAGTGGTGCAGATGGTGAAAATTTATTAGTTGAGTTCAATAGCCCACAAGAAAAGGGGATGGAAATAGACACTATTGAAGCAGATGATTATGCGAGCAAACTAGTTGAGGTCATTAAAAAAACGGAACGCAATATTTTATCAGCACATCAAGCGACATCATCAATTTTGTTCGGAGTCGAAAAAGAGGGGAGCCTGGGCAATGCCACTGAATTAGAAAACGCATACCAATTATTCAAAAATAATTATGTTAAAGATAAGCGAATTGAAATTGTAAATGCTTTTAATAAGCTATTCCAAGCTGACGACCGATTGCCAGTAATCGACCTAAAAGACAAAGAAAGACTTTTCAAACCTGAATTGGATTCAGCCACAAAGGAAAAGATAATGACGATAAACGAATTGAGGTCAGAAGCAGGCTTGGAACCACTTCCTGATGGAGATACATTATTGACCACTAATCAATCATTTTCCGCTGATAAAAAAAAAGATGATGATGAAATAGAATCTTATTCAGCAACAATTGAAGATTTTGAAAAGGTAAAGCATTTAGGTACAGCGAAAGAGGAATTTATTGTTATCGGTAAAGCTAAGTTTTCGGGATGTGGTCATTATCATTTTGCAAGCAATTACAATTCGATAGAAGAGTATTTGTTAGATAACAAAATCGAGGGGATGACCTTAGATGAAATTGCTATAAAAATTGGTAAGGAGCTAAATCAAAATGTTAGCAAGCAAGAAGTACAAAATGCTATAGAGTTGCTTAAAAATGCAGGACTGATTAGTGCAAAAACTAATACAGCTAACAACATCATTCATACTGCACCATCAACAATTGCGAATGCAAATAAAATAGAAGTATGGTATGACTATGTGAAAAGAGATGAAGCCGATGGTAATACAATCATACCGACAACACGTCACTTTTGTGAAGCCGTTATTAATTCTAACAAATATTTCAGTGCGAGCGATATACAAAAGTTCAGTATTGCCTTTGGCTACGATGTAAAAACTCATTGCGGTGGATATTGGAAAAATAAGACGACAGGTGTTATAAACAAACATTGTCGCCACGAGTGGGTGCCTGTAAAGGTCTATAAGCCGTAATTAAAAACATGGAAAAAGTAAATTTAATATCAATACAATCAATAAAAAACAATAGTGTTTTACCAAAAAACATTGACGAAAATATCATACAAGTAGCATTGAATGAAGCAACTGACCTAGAGCTTGAGCCACTTATTGGTGCTGAATATATTGCAAATATGAGAGCCAAAATTGCAGAAGATTCAACAACGGAAATGGACAATTATGTACTTGATGAAGTAATCGAGCCTTTTCTAATTTATGCTACAATAGCGTATGCAATAGACTATTTGCACCTGAAAATAAATAACAAAGGTATCAACGTTTCAACAGATGCAACACTATCTGCGTTGCAGATTAAAGACAAAGATTCAGCCGTCCAGAGTGTGAAGCAAAAAATGGATGGATATAAATCTAGGTTAATAAAATATTTTGCAACTGACAATAACGAAACAACAAATACAAGTGTTACCGCTGATTCAACAATTAATAGCATGAACATTTATTTGGGAGACAATATTGACTATTCAACCCAATATTATAGAGAAAGAGCAAGCAAAGTAAACTATTACAGAAGGGGGTATTGATGGTAAGAAATTTGAAATACATTAAAAATATTATTGAAGGATATTTTGCACAACATCCGATGGTCAATGACGTAAAATTCGGAGATACCGATAAGCTATCAACCTATAAAAACCTGAAATATCCATTGCTGAATTTTGAATACGTTAAATCAAATTTCAATACTAGCAATGACAATGCAACTATATGGGAATTTGCTGTTATGGACTTATCGGACGAGGTTACAGAATTTGATGTTATAGACAGCACTAACGAAATTGCACAGGATTTTTTAAAGTGGCTTGCAGAACATGATGATATTGAAATTAGTGGTAATGTATCGGTTGTGCCATTTAGCGACAATTTCGGAGACATGTGTAGCGGTAATGTTTTCACTGTCACATTTTCATCATTCCGCAATAACTGTATGAATATATTGCCAAAAAATGGTTAACCGTAAATAACTCATATTGATGTTTTCCAATTTTGTGGTATGGAGAAATCATTAAATATCAAGTGGACTAATGTCGTTGAGTATGTCGAACCCAAAAAAACCAATTTTCAAATGGTATTTAAAGGGAAAGACGAAAATGGTGATGATGTTAAAGTCTATATTTCAAAGATAGAGAAAGTAAAGAAGGGACAATAATAGTCCCTTTTGTTGTTTTAGACGATTCTCAAATCGTTAAGCCAAAATAAAGCCCTACAATCAATTATTACCCATTCTTAAACAAAGATATTCCGACCAAAAGTTATTGCAATGTACGTCATGTAATAAGGTCAAAATCTTAAATTTTAGTGAATTATTTGTGAATTAAAAAATAATGGTCTATCTCTCTATAGGTCATCGATTATACTATAGTCAAAATCTATTATCATCCAATATTTATCATAAAAATGGAAGACAAAAGACTACAATGGGCAGATAAAATAACCTTAGAAAGAATAGAACTAATGCACCCTGCATTAAGAAACGAATTAAGAAACCAATATTTAGAAATCAATACAAAATTGGTGAAAGGTATACGATTGAGAATCACCCAAACACTAAGGACAATCGAAGAACAAAATGCACTTTACGCACAAGGTCGTACAACAAAAGGAAAGATAGTAACAAATGCCGATGCAGGTAGAAGCTGGCATAATTACGGGCTAAGTTTTGACATTGTGATATTATACGATAAAGACGGCAATGGAACATTCGAAACTGCATCATGGGATGAAGACAAATATTTTATGATGGTTGTCAATTACTTCAAATCCAAAGGTTGGAAATGGGGCGGTGATTTTCGAAGCTTTAAAGATTCACCTCATTTTGAAAAGACTTTTGGATTGACCATAAGTCAAGCATTAACCAAATATAATGCAGGTGATACCATTACCGACAATGGTGTTAAGTACATTAAGATAGGAGGTTAGGAGATGGAATTGATTTATAGCTTTTTTACATGGCTTGCATCAACTTGGTTTGGAAAGGCAATAATGTTTTTTTGGATATACTTTGCACCGATTTGGATTAGTTTATTAATTATTGGGATATTCGTGATAATTGACGTTATAACCGCTTTAATGCGTGCATATAAGAACAATATACCTATTCGGTCAAAAAGGCTAAGGGACACAATAGGCAAATCAACCGCTTATATGCTTGCTCTTATGGTAAGCCACATGTTCCAAGTCCACTTTATACCAATCGTTCCAGTTCTACAGGTGGTAGCGGTATTTATTGCAACAGCGGAATTAAAATCTATTATGGAAAATTTAGGCGATGTTACCAATTTGGATTTTTGGACTATCATAAAAGAACGTTTATCAGGTACAAATAAGAACTATTCAAAAGACGACGACAAAATCAAATAATAGCTTTTGTTACAAAGCAATCATTTTCAAAATTATTTTCATCTTTTCAAAAAATTATTTACCTCATTATTAGCTTTTTAAGTTTATATTAATTAGTATAAAAATCTCTATTGTAAATGTCCTTTGATACCCCAACCTTTGCTATATGAAGCTAAAAACAAGGGAAGGATTGCAGACACTAATAGTTAGTATATGCAACAGATATAACATAATAGTACCGCCAAATTTGGACGGTAAAACCTATCAAGAACTATTTGATGAACTGGTTTTGGTAAACCGTCAAATAATGAGAAAGAATGAATTGTTGAATAATATAAATTGGAATTAAAATGACAGAGATTGAATTAATAACTAACCTTGAATATTTGACAGTATCTAGGCTTACAGCAATAAGTAAGATATATAATATAGATTGTTCAACATCAAATGTTTACCGCCTGCATAAGGCTTTAAATAAAGTGATAAATGAAGGGAAGAGGACAGCAATAAAAACTGCTGTTGAGGTTGAACATGATGAGATAGTTGATATGTTCAACGGAATTGATGAAGCAATCAAAGTGTATAAAATAAAATATGGGAGGTCAACTTTTCCAAAAGATTTGAATATTTACCAACTTATTGATGATTTTCGGAAGCTAAATCCATCGCAAATTATACGTGAGGTTTTAAAAGGTAAAGAACAAAATAGAACAAAACCAAAAGAAAGTTCTAAAACTAAAAAAAGTAAGATTGACTTTGATAAGCTTATCGAAAATGAAATGAAATTGGGTTTACTATAATAGAATCCTATTCTAATAACAGTTAAAGAGGTTTTTGCCTCTTTTTTTGTTCTTAAAAATGTTCTAGAAAAGTTCTAAAACCTCATTTAAATAAAATTAAGAGGGGTTGTTACAATTAAAAAATAAATTTTATTTTAAATGTTCTAGTTGAAAAAGTGGGTTTAAATGTATTTAAAGGCTGTTTTTAAATAAATAAGGCGATACGGGGAGTATCGCCATAAAATCACACTAACTATTAAAAAACCTATAGGACTAGGAATTTACAAATTCAATAAACCAATGTATGTCTCCATTCCACGCTCCTCTACTTTTATTCCTCGTCACATGCGAGATGTCAAATAAATAATAAAATGTAATTATTAAGGTCAATACTTTAAAAAAATCAAGTATTTCCATTGGTTTACGTAAAGATATGTCTTTATTTTTTAAATACAAATAAAAATGATGAAAATTGAAAAATTATTATTACTTGACTGTTTTTAAGAATTCTTCCCAGGCGATTTGATCTGTTTTGAAGGTCAAATCTGCCGTTAAAACCGATTCAATTGGTACCCATCGAAAAGACTGAAGCTTATTATCTTCAGGTCTCTGATCAGGATCGAAATCAAAAGCTTTGGTAGTCGTTCTGATATGAATAGCTGAGGTATTCTCTACCTGATAATAAATCGATATGATTTGGCTATCGTTAAAGCTGGATTTCTCATAAAAGTCTGTGGTGTAAATATGTTTAACCACAGCAATGTCAAAATTACATTCTTCCTGATACTCCCGGATCAAAGCATCCAATAAGCCTTCCCCGTATTCTAAGCCCCCACCAGGGAATTTGGTAAATGAAACATTTTCCGTTCTTTCGTCGCTGATCAATACTTCTTGGTTTTCATTGATCAATATACCGTACACTCTTACGTTAAATGGAAACAT